GGAGGAGCCTCAGAGTAGACTCCAGCATGATACTCCATAAGATTACCATACTTCTGCCAAAAGCACCAAGCAGCACTAAAGCCGTCAGCACAATTGCCATGATAGATCACAAGAGGTTTCTTCACATCAATATCATCAATGATTGTACTAATCCCTACAGCAGCCATAGGGTCTTGTATCTTAATCCCAAAACTATTAGCTATAATTGTCCCACCTAATGTTTCCATGTTTCTTCCTTCAAATAAGTTCATGTTAATACCGTTCTCTTTCTGTTAACCATTTTAGATCTAACAAATGCTCAGGCCATTCCTTTGGAGGTTTTAGACAAGGCATGTATCCTGTCTTTCCCTTTATGTTAATGACCTGAATCTTATCTGCTGCCTTTAGAGCACCCAGAATCTCTGCTAACTCTCCTATCTTATTCACATCCTTATGGACTACTTTCCATATATCAGTGACTGAGGCAGGTAGAGTTCTTTTCATTAAGTATTCTATTATGGCTCCGGCCACAACCGCGTACTTATTCTTTCCGTATTCACCTAATGCTCTGGGCATACTCTTCTCAGCCATAGCCAGCATAGTGTTAGCTCTTATCATATGTACTGAGGTAATCACTTCACTCAATTCAGCAGCAGCGATTATAAGAGATAGCTTAAGCAGATGAATGTATCTTCGTTGTGCGTAGTAATTAAACCTAGGGTCATCTACTGGGATTTCTTTGTTATAAATCTCAGCACCTACATCAGTGGCTTCCTTAGTTACAGTGAACCTACCTGACATTAGCTTGATCTTCTGCATCCTTTCAACAAGCATAGCCTTCTTCTTCAAATCCAATTCCACTGGCCAAGGTATCTTAATTCCAGTAGGCTCAGAATGAATTAGAAGAACACGAGAAAGGAAGCCATTACCTAATGCTTCAGGTGGGAAGGCTAGTGCAAAACCCTGTACTGTATTACCTCCAAGTAAATTAACTGTAGGCTTCTCTACTTCCACACTCTTGCCAGTTATCTTAGGCTGAGAATAGGATGGTAGGTTATCCCATAAATTTGTAAGCATAGTTACAAACTCCATATTATTCTGACCTATGAAGTCTGTAAATTCACCAGAGCAAATGTAGCTTTCTGAAGGGGCATCAAACTCCATAGTCTCAATGTCATCAAAGCCTGATACTAGATCAGTGGCTCTCATATCCATCAAGAATCTTTCCTTTGAAGTCTTATCAGCTGCGAATCTACTATAGCCTACGGCTTTAAGCAATCCCTTACCTACTCCCATAGCAGAACCCTTCCTTGTTCCGGGAGACCCCATCAGCATCATGAACTGATTAGGGAATATAGTATGAGGGCCAAGTTGAAAATGAATAGACCTACCAAGTAGAGCACCCAGCACACTAGCACATACCCAACGATGATATACAGCAGGCGCTTCAGAATGGTCAAGATCAGCATAGGTCATATACTCCGTGAAGAAATCATTTTGAAGATCAGCCATTAGTAGGCCCCTTCCATTTCTTTGTACCGTTAGGGTTATCTTTCTCAGCCTCAGCCCAATTGTGGCCATACTTGATATCAACAGGGATAACCATAGTCCTACCATGCACTACTACAGGATTGTTCATGCACTCTAGGACACGAGGAGCATAGTAATCCCTCTTTGAAATCTTCCACTGACCAAAGATAGAGTCATGAATCTGGGCTTTTATCCTGATATCACCATTACCCGGTAGCACTAGATTATTGTAGACTCTTAGATAACCCATATTCAATACAGCACCTGAGAGATTCTGAGGAGCATGAGCCACTGCACCACGCAGCATATTGTGATCTTTATGAATATCTCCGAAGAACTTTCTAGTGTGACCTAGAGGAGATACTAACATACCAGTAGAAGCAACTTCCATCTTGAGTTCTTGATACCACTTGCGTACCCTAGGGAATGGCATATGGTAGCCTTCAAGCAGGGAAGTAGCAAATGCTTTCAATGTCATCTCATTTGGATGATTAGCTCTAGCTGTAGCCACAATCCTGATACCAACTTTAGGAGCTGTCTCGTACAGAATTTTAACTCCAATGTTCTCAATGAAAGTCTTAGCTCCCATCATGTAGTTAGTACCGTGAACAATCTTCTTAAGAACCTTATTGCGGAAGAAGTCTGTTACTTCCTCATACTCCATATCAAAGAATAGAGTACCTAGTGTCCTGTAGAAATCCCTCTCTGCATCTTCGAGAGCAGCAATGAGAGCTTCTTCTTGAGAAAGATATGCTGTAGTTCTACCTTCTGATTGCTTGTTATCTGCTTCGAATAACTCATATCCTTCATCTGCCACAAGCATATACTTGGCATAGCCTGGGATATTCTGTCCCTGAGTACCACACCATAGGCTAGATGAAGTACAAGCCATACGCTCAGTCTCTGTCCCGAAAGGATTAAGAGCCCAGAGAAGGCGTCCTTTGTATTGAAGAAAATCATAGTAGGTACCGATAGCCTTCTGTGCCCCACGATACTCTAAGATAGAATCCGTCATACGCTCAAGAATAGGATGCTGTTCACCTACAGCTACTAGATTCTTCTCGTCAGTACAACTCTTGCTCTTGCCAATCTTAGGCTTAGCGGCACCAAAGACTTTATAGATATACTTCTCTACCTGTTGCCATGAGCCCGGATTGAAGTTAGGATCTGCGAACATGACTTTAAGTTCTGCTCTTGCTTTGAGCAGCTTGACTTCAGAGTCTGCTCTGAGTTCTGATCTCTTTGTTTGGTCAATAAGTATTCCCTCGAAGTTGCAATAAAGCGAAGGATATACGAGTTTGAATTTGTCTGCATAGTTATGGAAAGCATACGCTGGAGCATTGCGTAATTGTGATACCAAGATACGAGCACCCCACCATGTATCTTTTGCATTGTAAGTCCAGTAACCTTCAATGTCTTTTACCTTGGAAGCAGCAGCAGCCTGATCTTTCCAATATATATAATCAAAGCAATGGTAAGATGCTACGAAGTCTAATGTCTTAGGAAGCTCAGAGAACTCAGCATGAGCCATAGCCATTGTGTCATAGCACCAATTGATAGGAGGTGCATGATAGCGCAGAGAATGAGTAGCATCATACATGCCATTGTGCATAGCCTTAGCTGAAGGCAAAGCATTAACTCTCTGTAAAAAAGAGATAGCTTTACCGTAGTCTTTATCAGTCACCCAATGATCTACACCGAAGTCAATCATAGGTAGAACGAATGTTTTCATGGTGCCATTCATATAGATAGCAGTCCATGATACACAAGTGATTACTGTCTCACCCGCAACTAATTCCACTTCATCTTGAGTGGAAGTTTCAATATCGTAGTAGAGAATGAATGCTCTTTGCATCTCATTGAATGCATCATGGAACATATGCACATCTTTGAGGACAGTGAAAGAGAATCTAACAGCAGGTTTATTAATCCATTTGAGCTTCTCTATGTCCTTACCTACTAACCATTCGCCATGAGGAACAGTGTGGATATGAGCTATCTTATTAAGAACAATAGTAGGGACAGAGAAGTTGAGACGTGAACCCCTCCACTGATCTACAGTAGGAGATTCACCGGGGACACAGTACCGCAGAGTTTGCTCATTGGTAAGTAGGATAGCAGATGCAGATACAGCTTTAGCTTTCTCTAGGAGTTCTCCTATAGTCATGTCTGTAGCTGTGAAAAGGCCAGTAACATTATGCTTCTTTAGAACATAGTTAAGCGCAGCAAGATGGGGTTTTTCTTCTTTGTTATAGTTTACAAGAACTCGCATAGATGAATCTTTATAAGAAGATGAAGGGGAATAACCAACAATGGACTCTATCCTTTATGAGAACAGAGTCCATTAGTAGTTAACTACTCCTTAGTAGGGAGCAGAATCAATCAGCAGGAGAATGGAAAGGTTTGATGGAGAGGTTCTCAAAGGTTGCACCTGCTTCATCCTTCGTAACACGCACAGTAATACGTGCATCGAATTCTTGATCTGCCAGACCGTCGATAACATCCTTCATAGTAGCGCCTTCAAAGTCTGTTACATTCAAGATACCCATAGCAGTTTTCTTGAAGTACTTCAAACCTTCTTCAGTGCCCATAAAGGTCTCAGTAAAGAGAGTACCATCAGCAACAGGAACACTACCAGCAGCAACTTCTTTCGTTTCCACAACAGCGTATGTTGTACGGATACGAGTTTTCTCTACTGTAGGTTCTTTCTTGCTTTTGTACTTCTCAATCTTAGCTCCTTTACAGGCCAAGCGATAGTTGCCAGCAGGAGGATTAACAAAGTCAGGCAATGTTTCAACTTCGTCCATCTTCATATCCAGCATTGCGTCCATATCAAGGATGGTGACGTCGGTGGTGTTTGCTTTTGCGTTCATGGTGATTCTCTTTTCATTCAAATAAAATTAATAAAACTGACAGTGGATTTGTATATACTATATAGTGTTACTTGTTCTGATTACCCTTTCTTCTTGAGTGCTAATCTCTCTGCGAGAGACATTGGTTTAACTGAGACTATTACCTTATCGCCATTCACTTCAACTGTATCTACTAGAACTTGCTCTCCTATAATAGAGGCAGTCATATCCTTATTAGGTGCAATATCCAGAGGAACCATCCTTCCTTCCCTAAGAACACCAGCATCAATAAGAATGCTACGCATGTCTGGCTTATCTGCTTTCTCTATCACAGCGTTAACACGAGAGCCTGTAACAAGATCACCCCTGTACGTAGAGGAAGAACCAGCTACGTGCTTATTGAGTTTCTTGTGGACATAGACTACAGTTCCGAAGAACTTAGCACACTTAGATGAGAACTGCTTAGAGCCCATGAGAGGGTAGAGTTTATCTTTCCCTTCATTATCTTCCAAAGGAATCTCGTGTGTAATGACAATGAAGTTAGTATGCGTAGCTTGCTGCACCACAGACATAACATCGCCTAGCCACTTATTAACCATACCATATTCATCAAAGGTAGGCTTGAACATAGATGGTTTACCTAGGCAAGCAGCAGCCAAAGCAGAGTCTCCTAACTGTGAGCCAGAGTCAATAACAACCAGATCATTATGAGTGCATTGATCTAGTGACCACATGATGGATGGAAGTTTAGCCTTTGCGCATTCTGCACAATCTACTTTACCATGCATCTCACAGATAGATATAGGTTTCTTGTTCGTAGAGAAAGCCTTGAGCATTGTCTCAATAGCAATAGGATTCTCACGAGTATCTCTGATCTTGATGATAGTAATCTTATCCATCTCAGCCTGAGTTAGACCCATGCGAAGGAGAGATTCAACACCATTCTCCAGATCAAACCAATAGATATTCTCTACCTCTGGAATCTTAGCAGCCGTAGCAGCAAGAACAGTCTTACCTACCTTTGGAGGGCCATAGATAAGAATGGAATGGTTAGAGCATACTACTGCTACAGCAGCAGCAAGAGCTGTGAGTTTCATTACAAATGTCCTTTCTTTCCGCCTTCGTATTCATTTTTCTTTGCTTTGAGAATACGAATGTTCTTTACGAACTCACCAATGATACTCTGTTGCTCTACTGTATCTACTACTGCGGGGAAGCACAGATTCATCAGTCTAGCTACAGTATCATTGGCCATAGTATCGGTGATACTTGACATGATTGCTACCTGCTCTTTGCTTATAGACATATCTAAGCAACTACCTAGTAGATCAAGAGTAGATAGCAAATTGAAGAAGATAGTAAGAGAATGACCATAGGCTTCTCCTTTAACAGCGGCCATACTATCAATCATGTCCGCTAGTTCATCACTGAGTTGCCTTGATGTCTCGTTTGAGATTCTTCGAAGACTCATTTCTTATTCTCCTCAATCTTAGTAAGCAGCATCTCTTTAATCTGTGGCTCAGGCTTCCAATAGAATGGACCCTTCTGAACCTTACCACCTTTCATGATAACTTGCCCATCAGAATCCAGCTTAGAGAAGTTAGATTGCATGATGATGGATAGTGTCTCTTGCAGAGGGATACCAAACTTAGCCATCTCAGATGCACAGTAGACTTGAATATCACCAAGCCAATCTGCTAAGTCTGTAAGAAGATCAATAGAAGAGTAGATATCAGCAGTTAGGTTATCATGCTGAGCCTGTAGCTTTCCTATGATGTCATCCACTTCAGCTACCTCATCCTCAAGAATCTTCTTAAGTTCTGATAGACGAAAGATAGCAGCAGAAGGATTAGTGAATAGATGCGGAGAACATCTTACTCTTACATCATTAGCAACAATGTTGATAGTTGGATAAGCAGCGACAGGAAGTTTATACATCCCATTGAAGTAAAGAATCTGAGATTCAAAACTTCTAAATTTGAGTGTGATGTTAGTGTCCATTGGAATCTTTCTGCTTAGGTGCGTTATGAACTGGATGATCGTGGTACTCTTGCATGATTTTCCCTGATGTAATCAGATCAGCAAGTCGCTTGATAGAAGCTGGAGCATCGGGCCACAGATTAGCTCCTCGTTGGATAAGCTCTTGGAAGTTCTTGTAATCTTCTGCGTTGTTGATGTGGATAACTTTAGCAGAAGTACCAACTCCATCTTCTACAAGAGTCTGTAAAATTAAACTCATTTAAACTTCCTCTATTTCGTTAAGCATAGTAGCAGGCATTTGGGTTATCCTAGCCAAATGATCCTGCACAAGGTCATCCAAATTGTACACGAAATTGTACTCAATGGTGTCCACTGGAATTTTCTTCTTAGCATCAAGAGAATGTAGATCACATACCCCGAAGTATTTACAGGGTCTGTTATATTTCAGGCAACTCTCTCCACGCTTAGGGTAGATATTAAGTCTAGCCATTTCCTCTAAGTGCTTCACATCCATACCTAGAGTTATGAACCAGTTGAGTCTATCTAGTAAAGTCTTAGTCCAATTGAATGCATGAATCTGTGGAGTGAAGTCTTTACCTAGCTGCGCTACGAAGTAGAGAACACCATAGGAAGAGAGTTCCTTACCAGTAATCTTATCTAGAGTAATGGAGTACCCTAGTGCTTGGCCTGAGTTCTTATACAGAGGGGAAAGATCATGTAGCTGCATACCAGTATGCTTACACTCGAATACTACATGCTGGCCACTGTACCTATTTCGTAGAACTGTATCAATGTATCCTACGAAATAGTAATTCTCATTTATATCCAAGCGAAAGCTCAACTCAACAGCGGGTCTATCATCGAAAGAGACTACTTCATAGTCCATTAAGATAGTATCTAGATGTGGGAATGCGGCTTCCATAGCAGCTACGCAACGTGAGATAGACTTCTTATCTGTTTCTAACTCAGGCATATAGGCAAGCCATGCCTCAAAGATACTTCTATCTCTATCCTGAGTTGTCAGATAAGTAGCTACACCTGCACCGAATCCTTTGCCGAATGCAGTATGCTCTGTCTCATCACGCTCCGTATCATTCACAAGAAGCTTCTCTAACTGGAACTTACGTTCACAATCATTAAGAAGATTGAATGTGGAATGAGATAGGCGGATGGGATAAGAGTCAGGACTTGGCGGCTTCTGCATTCTCTAACTCCATCAAGAGTTCTATGTAATGCTTAGCTTTCTGAAGATCAGCCATACCACCTTTAGTCCTCCATCGAGTAACATACTTAATGATGTTACCTTCAAAGTAAGGAATCTTATTGGCATGGATATACTCTACTGGTTGTATAGCCAATGTTCTATAGTGATCTCCTGCTATTTGCACTTGAAGTGCAGGAGCTTTCTCGTGCGTAAGAACAGCCATGATCTTTAATCCTCAAGTGGAGTGAAGTTAGGGTAAGGACGATTAGGAGGAACAATGTCCTGCTTATATCCTTGGGTGACAACAGCAATTCCACCATCATTTTCAATGGTGATAGCAAAAGCATATGCTGCTTCTGGTATTTTAAATTGCCGTGTTTGCTGCGGTTCCTGTGGATTCTCTTTGAATGTCACAGTAAATTCGAGTGTTCTCATTTCTATTCCTTCTTCTAAAGTGGTGAAACCTATAGGACTTGAACCTATGACCAAAGGATTATGAGTCCTCTGCTCTAACCAACTGAGCTAAGGTTCCATGTTGTTTCTTCTAGCTCTTAGAGTTAGAGTAGCGGATAGCTTTCATGTGAGCATGTGTTGCTTTAGCAGCATTCTTAGCATCTACCCTAGCATTCCACTCAGCTACTTCGCGCTCTTGTTTCCTGCGAGCTACTAGGAGGGCCATGCTAGGGGCAGGCTTAGCCTTCTTAGGAGCATCAGTCTTATGACTAACATTGCCAACACCCTGCAATCCAAGAGAAGCAATAGCCATAAGCTGGGCTATCTTAAGTTTACTATTCATCATGAGTCTTGTTCCTTCTTAGAAGTTCTATTCATTTCATTGACCATAGCAGTAGCCCAAGCCATAGGCCATTGGATTAGTCTCTGCTTCCTGTACTCTACCGTCCATTCCTCTGCTGCCTTCTGCGCTTTATCTCTTTCTGCTATCCAATACATTGCATCTTCAGAGAGTCTATGTGCATAGATACCTTTTTCACCTCCTGATAGTATCTCCTGACGCAGCCTGAAATCCTTGATGTTAGCAGGATACAGAAGGCTAGGCATAGGAGATGGCATAGTAGGAGAGAACCAGTCTTGAGGTTCTACTGGTGCATGAGCCATAAAGTAGATTCGAATGCTAATATCACTGTTACTAGCTAGTGGATACTTATCCTCGTAACCTATGTTAGTAGTCATTATATCTCCTTATTTCAGTCTTAGAGATCATCAAATGCAGCAGCAATTTCTTCAGCTGTAAGAGCTTTAGAAGCCTTAACCTTAGCTGGTCCCTTAACTCCCTTCTCTTTCACAGCAGTTACTACATCCTCATTCTTCATCTTCCTGAGTGCAATAACCATCTGCCCAATATCTTGGGGAAGAATAAGATAGCAAGCTTGAGGATTCTTAAGCAGAGCTTTCTTCAAGTCAGACATAGCATCCTTGAGGTTAGCTTCTGCCATATCTTCCAGCATATCCAGCTTAGCTTTGATATCCTTGTATGCTTGAGCATCTTCAGGAGTGGCAGAGGACAGATCAACTTCTTCTTCAGGCTCTTTCTTAAAAGCCATCGTAGCTATTTGAGAAGAGCCAGCGTCTTTGATCTTCTCTGAGATTACTGACGGCTGTTCTGTATTCTTCACAGCTGGGACAGAAGCACTCTCTGGAGTAGAAGTGGGCTTGGTTTGCTCTTGCTTTTTGAGCAGCATCTTCTCTGCGAAAGAGAGAGGCTTTCCCGTATCTCCTATACCAACTGATGTAGACTTTCCCGTTGGCACAACTGCTGCTTCAATAGCAGCCACCATTTCGATTTCCTCTGCATCGGCTTTCTTAATCATGGCTGGAGGAATATCAGCTACAGGCATTGCTTCTACTACCTTCTCGAAAGAAGTAGGAACATCTGTAACAGTAGCTGGCTTAGTAGCGGCAGCAGCTTTCCTAGCTGCAATGATGTCTGCGAGACTCATGATTAGTTTCCTTTCTTAGCGATGATAACATCGGCTGTTCGGTTGAGTTCTGCCTTGCGTG